CCCGCGAAGAAGCTCCCCGAGTTCTCGCTTTTGGTCGGTTAGAGTCCCGCTCGCTGGGCACTGGCTCGCCCGCAGCGGCCGCAAGGATGCGTGTCGTGGGCCACGGAAGGCCCTTTTGAAACACCCCTTACCTAGGAGACGCGAAATGAAGATCAGCAAGGACACAACCACCACGACCAATGTCATCATCACGGATGACGCTGACGTCACCATCGCCATCTTCACGCCCGGTGCCTATTGCATCGTCGCAGCGGCAAGCGATCTCGTGAAGATCTGCGGGGCAGGCTTCGGGTCGTTTGACTTGCCGCTGGCTTCCGTGACTTCCGTAGGCGGGGACGCTTTCGATTCGGAAGAAGACACTGCCGCGGACCTCGTCGATGCTCTTTCCCCAATGTTCGACTTTGTGACTGTCCCCGCCCCCGGCGGCTAGTCTCGTCGTCGCTCATCCCTCCTTCAAGGGAGAACCCATGAAACGTCTACTGGTCCTCGTGCTCGTGTGCTCGATCGCGTCTCCGGCTGCTGCGGGCGAGTTCCTCGAACTTGCTGCTGGGATCGTTGCTTTGCACGCGAGCCCCTCTCCTCAGCCGTCTCCTACCCCTAATCCGCCCGTAAAGCCCTCTAGCGTCTGCGATAACTGCGACGGGGTGGGGAAACTGGGAGATGGGACGGTTTTCGTCGTGTGCCCCGTATGCAAGGGCTCAGGCAAGAAAACGACGAGCCCCGGGGGTGCTCAAGCTGTCGTCCCTCGTCTTCCGAACGGACAGGCTCCGGTAGATCCCCCTTCCGTTCGCGCGTCGACTCCCTCAAAAGCTCTGGCCGGTGATTGTGCCAGCGGTCAGTGCAGTACCAGTACACGATCGAGCAGCGGACGCCCCTCCTCATCGGGGCCGTTCCGAAGGCTGCTAGGTCGCTAGAGGCGATGGATGCCTCGAGACGTCTCGCGAGCGTGACTTACTCGCGAGACGTTCCTCTTTCCTAGTCTTCTGGAGTCTTTTCGATGGAATCGGATCCCTCGACTGCAATTGCAGTCATTACCATGATAATGACGATTTTCACGGCTGTCTTTTCGGCGTGGCGAGAAAAGCGGAACCGGAAATGGGATGCAGAGGATCGAGTCCGTCGGGAGCAAGAGATCGCAGAGCAAACCCGCAAGCTCATCACCCATACGGACGAGCTTGCCAAGGGGATCAACCAGAACGTCGACAAGAATACTGAGGTCAGTCGCGAAGCATTCAAGACAGCGAATGGCTTCAATGAGAAAATCCTGTCGCTCAAACAAGAGATCCTCGACGCGCGAAAATCAGGCATTATCTCGCGAGAGAGGCAGGCAGAACTCGCAGAACTCCTTGTGCAAATGGCTGCCTATCAGGCGCAGCAGCTTACAAGCGATAGTGAGATCAAACGACGTCTTTCCAGTCCAACTACGATTCTCCCCCATTCGGAAGACGACGATCCACCGTCCGCGACCCCTTTGCCCATCGGCTAGGTGTTGACACGCCGACAAGTCGTCCATAGATTGTGCCACCTCACATGGAGAAGTTCCAATGAAAAATGTCCGATTCATCATGAACCTCGGCGGCAAAAGCCGCTACGAACAACTGGAAGGCCGCGAGCATCTCGTGGTCCCGGCAGTGATGATCGTGGAGGGCGTGCTGAACGGCAGCGCGGGACCTCTCTTCTATTCGGGCGCCGAGCTTGGGAAAGCCCCGAGCGTGTGGAATCATAAACCGCTTGTCGTCTATCACCCTGCGGAAGGGGCGAGCGCGTGTGACCCGCACATCCTGAACACGCGGAAGGTGGGAGTCATTCTCAACACCACGTATAAGGGACCCAAGCTCAAGACGGAAGCATGGATCGATGTCGCTCGCTGCTGCGAGATCGACAAGCGGATTATCGAAAACCTCGTTGCCAATAAGGCAGTCGAGATCAGCACTGGGTTGGGCTGCGAGATCGATGTAGCGGAAGGTGAGTTCGCGGGGGTTGCCTACAAGGGTATCGTTCGCAACTTCCAGCCGGATCATCTTGCAATCCTCCCCGATCAAGTCGGAGCGTGCTCGCTTGCTGCGGGTGCTGGCTTGCTTCGCAACGCGGACGGGGTCGTCGAGGTGGACGAGTTTGATCGAGCACGCTTGCACGCCCTTTCAGGCGCCGGCGTGATCGTGACGAACCTCAAGTCCTACGGAGAGATCACGACCGAACTTTACTCCCTTCTCCAAGCCCGTGAGGGCTATAACGCTTATATCGAGGCCGTATTCGACAGCTGGTTTGTATACCGGCTGAAGGACACGTCCTACAAACTGTCCTACACGTCGAGCGATCAGAAAACGACGATCGGTGACAGCCCTGAGGAAGTCTATCGCTCGACTTCCTATTTGACTCTGAATCAGGAGACGCTCATTAGCGTCTCCAACACCCCCACCAAGGAGACATTACCCATGTCCAAGAAGCTCCTGATTGACTCGCTGGTCGCCAACGGCGCCTTCGAGGAAGCGGATCGCGTGACCCTCGAAGTGTTCAGCGAGGAGAAGCTGACCAAGCTCGTCGCGAACACGACCAAGAAGCCCGAGCAGACTCCCCCGACGACCCCGGCGATTTTGCAGCCCGTCGTCGCCCCCGTTGTGAACAAGGTTCCCTCCATCGAGGAAACGCTCGCCGGCATGCATCCCGAGGTTGCCGCGAGCATTCGCAACTCGATGGCTGCCGAAGTGACCGCGAAGTCCGACCTGGCCGACAAGATTGTCGCCAACAAGTCGAACATCTTCACGAAGGCCCATCTGATGACCCGTCCGATCGAGGAGCTGAAAGGCATGGTCGCTTTGACCGGCGCCTCTTCGGCACCCGCTCCCGTCTTGAACTACGCAGGCGCCCAGGGCGGTCCCGTCAGCGTGTCCCCGACCGTCCACAACGAAGCTCCCCTGCCCCGCACTCCGTTGAGCTACGATCTGCCCAAGTAGTCTTCTGGGCGTGTCGTCTCGCATCACTTTTTCCATAGCGTTCAAACAACACCACCCAAGGAGAGTTTTAATGACCACTCCCAACACCATCGGCCTGATCGTTCACGGCCGGTACCGCGAGGCGGTTGCCTCGGGGATCATCAAGCCGGGCCACATGGGCAAGCTCGACAGCGACGGCAAGATTCTCAAGCATGCGACCTACGGCGGGAACGGTCCTGTCCTCGTTGCGATCGAGGATCGGTTGAGCGGCTACCAGAACGCCAATCGAAACATCATGGACGCCTACGCCGTCGATGATGTCGTGCCGTACCAGATGCCCATCCCCGGGGATCTGTTCCTCTGTCGTCTCCCCGCAAATGCTTCGGCAGTCGTGGTGGGCGACACGCTCATTAGCAACGGCGATGGAACGCTGGTCAAGCCGTCGAGCAATGGCAGCCACACGTTGTACGCGAGCGCTGCCGCGTCGACCGACGTGACCAACTCGGTCTCGACCGAACAGGATTTTTCGCAGACCTACACGGTCCCCGCGAACTTCCTGCAGGTCGGCGACATTTTGAAGATCAAGGGCTTCGCTGTCGTGTCTGCTGCCGCTGGCACCGACACTCTGACCGTGAAGTTCTATATCGGTTCGCAACTCATCACCGCGACCGCTGCCGTCAATGCGACGGCCGGCGACGTGGTTGAATGGGAGATCAACCTCGTCGTGCGGACGATCGGTGCCTCGGGCACGTTCGTCGCCTACGGGTTTGTGGCGAACGGCGTTCCCGGAACGGCGACTGCTCTGCCGTTCTTCCTCGGCTCGACCACGATCGACACGACCGCGACCAAGGTCATCAAGGCGAGTGCCACGTGGTCGGCTACCACCGCCACTTGCACGGTCGCGATTCAGGCCCAGACCATCACGATCGAGCGGGTCACCCCCTCGGCAGTGTTGTTCATGGCTGAGGAAGCCGTGGATAACTCGGCCGTTGCCGCCGAGGCGTTCATCCAAGCTCGCTGCGTGTAGTCTCCCTGCCCGCTTCTGATTGGTTCACTGATCGCCGGCACGTAAGTCGACGACAACAACAAAAAGGAGTTTTGAACATGCTGGATTTCATTTTGAATGGGCAGGGCCAGGGCAGCGTTGCCAATGCACTGCTCGACCACGACTTTGACACGGACGTCCTGCGTCCGTGGCGGGGTGAAGACGGGCGGAACTACATTCTCCAGAACGTCTTCAACCCGGAGACTCGCAAGCGAGAGGACAAGGTCATCTGCGTGCAGAATACCGGCATCACTGCCGCTCTGCGCAAGGACGACTGGGTGCACCTGGATGCCGCAATCATCAAGGTCGCCAAGCCTCGTCTACGTTTCGTGTCCGCCGTTCGTGGTGCCGGTCTGAACTACGTGATCCCGAACGGTTTCGGAAAGACCGTTTTGCAGCACGAGACCCAAACGGACATCAACGAAGCGTCCATCACGATGAACCCGGAGGCCGAGACCCCGAACGACCGCCCGGTCTTCGATCTCACGAATCTGCCTCTGCCGATCATCCACAAGGATTTCAGCTTCAACACGCGACAGCTGGCCGCTTCCCGCAACGGCGGCAGCCCGCTCGACACGACCACGGCCGAGTTGGCCTCGCGTCGTGTCTCGGAAGCTGTCGAGAAGTTGCATCTCGGCACTTTCTCGTCGGGGTACAAGTACGGCGGTGGCTACGTGTACGGTCTCACGACCTTCCCGAGCCGCATGACCAAGACCTTGACCAGTCCCGCTTCGCCGGGCTGGACTCCCGACGTGCTGCTGGACGAACTGCTCGCCATGAAGGAGCAGTCGCAGCTGGCGTACCACTACGGGCCGTGGATGCTTTTCAACTCCACCTCGTGGGACAAGTACCTGGACGCCGACTACTCGGCTGCCAAGGGCGACAACACGCTGCGCAAGCGGATCCTGATGGTCGATGGCTTCCAGGGCATGCAAACCCTGGACTATCTGCCCACCGGGACCATCTGCTTGGTGCAGATGAGCAGCGACATCATCCGCACGGTCGTCGGCATGGAGATGACGACCGTCCAGTGGGAGCCGACTCCCTTCAAGGTCAATTTCAAGGTCCTCTGCATCCTCGTGCCGCAGTATCGTGCCGACTCCAACGGCAATACCGGCATCGTTCACGGGCTCGTGGCGTAAGCCTCGAGCGACGAGACAATGGGAGGGGACATCCACCCTCCCTAGTTCTCTGATCTTTCCTTTTACGCATCTTCTCAAGAAGGAAGCAAGCCATGGCGAAAGCACTCAAGGTCCGGTACTTCAAACTCCTGATCGGCTGTCATGCCGAGAAGAAGGAGACTTATCACGCGGGCGCTGTCATCGCAACCGCGAGCGATCTGGTCACCATGTTTGGAGTGGACAAGTTCAAGGAAGTCTCCGAGCGGTACGCGAAGAAGGTCTCACCCCCTCCCCCTCCCCCGCCGCCTAAGGCTGACGAGATCGACCCCGTCGAGGAAAACGAAGAAGAACTGATCGACGAGGACGACCTCGAGGACAACGGCGACGAGGAGGAAGAGGAAGAAAAGAAGGCTCCCGCTGTCGTCGCGAAAGCATCGAAGCTCGGCAAGGACGTGTCCGCGGAGTACAAGCTCGCGACGGACAACGACCTGTTGGTCTTGCAGAAAGGTCTCCAGTTCTTCGTTGCCGAGGCTGACAGCCCCGACGTGAAGAAGAACGCGAGCAAGTTGACGAGCAAGAAGGCCGTCGAGAAGTTCATCACTGATCTGGTCAAGTAGCAACCCGACGCCGGGCGGTTAAACCCGGCAAACACAAGGAAGCATCCCATGGCAGTTCGCACGACTCAAGTGGCAGTGGAAGCGATCGTCTCCAATGACGATTCGACTGACCTGACCCCTTTCATCGAGGCAGCGAACTCCATGGTGGATGCGTGCTGTCTGACAGCAGGCTATACGGACGCGAAGCTCGAATTGATCGAGCGGTGGTTGTCTGCCCATTTCTTCTGTATCCTCGCCCCTCGCGCATCAGAAGAGGCAGCCGGCGCCGTTCGTGAACGCTTTGAGTCGAAGGTGGATCTGGGCCTAGACGTTACGCGATACGGGCAACAGGCGAAGCGTCTCGACACTGCGGGCGGGCTCGCTCTGCAAGACAGGCTCGCAAACGAAGGCAAGGTAGCCTACGTTGCAACCATTTCCTTCCTAGGGAACAAGTGTCGGCAGCTCATTTCCGATGAAACCTGCTGCGAAGATGAGGAGTAGACCATGGGCATCATCACCCGGATGCGGAAGCAGACCGCAGTCTATTGGGCTCCTCAAGCCGCTGCAAACGAGTTCGGACAGCCTGTTCCTGCTGCTGCGATCGAGATAGCTTGCCGATGGGAAGACGTCATTTCCCAGATCATCACAATGGATGGTCGCGAAGTGATGAGCAAGGCTCGCGTATACGTTGATCGTGACCTGGCAGTCGGAGGGGTTCTCTGGCTCGGGTTGCTTGCGGACGCTGACGCTGATCCGTTTGCCAATGTGAGTTCCTGGGAGATCCTGCGAGTCGAGAAGTTGCCCAAGTTGAATGCTCGCGAGTTCCTCCGAACCGTTTATCTGTAGGAGGCTTCGATGACTCGCGTTGACGGGGTAACGCATCTCATCAAGACAATCCGGGCTTTGAAGAAGCAAAAGGCGAAGCAACAGGAAAGAAACGTCATTCGGACGTGCCTCTACATTCAAAAGGAAAGCCAGAAGATTGTGCCCGTCGACACTGGGGCACTTAGGAATAGTGCTTTCACCCGAAAGGAAGGCAAAGGGTCGAAGACCGTTGGGATTGTCGGATACACGATGGATTACGCCATCTACGTTCACGAGGATCTCGACGCGCAGCACGCTCCGGGAAAGACAGCGAAGTACCTCGAGCGGATCTTGATCGAGCACAAGGCAGAGATTCGAGACATCCTTTTAGATACCAGTGATTGACCATGCCTCTGAACACTCCACCCGCGAAGATCTTAGCACGCTGGCTCATCGCCCGGGGTGTTTTCTCGCTGGCCGGAGATTGGCCTATTTACGTGTCGTCTCTCCCCGCTTCTCCTGATCTCGCTGCGTCCATCTACGATCTGCCCGGAGTCCCCGACGGACGCATCATGACGACCGGAGAACGCATTGAACATCCCAGGATCCAGATCAAGCTGCGAGCACTAACCTATCCCGTAGGATGGACGAAGCTGAAGGACGTGGAAGCTGCCCTGAACTCGATCCTTCGCAGCGAGATCGCAATCGTCGGAGATCAAACCTACTCGATCCAGTCAGCACGAACGGGCAACCCGTTCCATATCGGATATGAGCCCAAGAATCGGCGCCCGTTGTTCACCATCAACTCACGTTTGACCATCAACCCCGTTTGACAAGGAGAGTCCTATGTCGATTACCATGACCGTTACGAAGTCCATTGGGCTTAGCGGCAAGACGTTTGCCGAGCAGAAGTCCATTACCGCTGACGTCGGCGTTGTCGTCGAAAAGAGTGTCCCGGCTGCGAAGACCGGTGTCTTGACCGTGCGAACGGACGCGGATACCGGGTCGCTCACGCTCGCAGCGAGCCATGGCGTGCTTACCGGTGATCTGCTGCACATCTATTGGGTGGATGCCGGCGTCAACAAACGAGCCGTGTGCCCGTCGGCCGGCACGGTCGCGACACTCGTCGTGCCCATCGACAATTGCACCGGCGACGCTCTGCCGACTGCTGCCACGGCTGTCACGGTCATGGTGCCGCTGACCGAGGTCTTCAACGTCGTGGGCGACGACATGGTAGGCCTGACCATGTTCAGCGAGTCCGCTTTGGGTACGATCATCCTCGAAAATGATCTGACCCGCGTTTTCGATCTGGCAAGCCTGGCTTATGTCTGGTATGAGGATTGCGGTGATGTCAACCCGATCGCGGGGGACACGATCTCCGTGGTCTACTTCTCCCACGGGGACGTGTCGGCCAAGACGATGCGGGTCGGGGCTGCCTACAACTAACCACGAGCGTGCTCGCCCGTAGCGTGCTCGCGATCTGAACCCAAGAAAAGGAATAAAAGGAGTTTAACCATGAGTCGTCTTGACGACGGTTTTTCCACACTGATTACCTTCTCGCTCGCCACTCCGGCGTTTTATGAGAAGTCGGTCACGCCTCCGAGCATCGAGGCGGGTGGTGAGAATGACACCACGACGATGCGCAACACGACCTGGCGCACGAAGGCGCCGAAGCTCTTGAAGACGCTGGGCGAGTGCAGCGGAACCGCTGCCTACGACCCCGTCGTTTATAATGACATCGTGACGATGATCGGCCAGAACCAGCTGATTACCATCACGTTTTCGGACGGGGCCTCGCTTGCCTTCTGGGGCTGGCTGGATGCGTTCACTCCGGGCGAGTCGGTCGAGGGCGAGCAGCCCACGGCGGACTTCACCATCATTTGCAGCAACCAGAACGATTCGGGCGTGGAGACGGCTCCCGTCTACACTGCTGCAGCTTAGTCGACTCTCGACCGCTGCTCTGCGTTTTGTGACGCTCTGCGACGGCTGGGACTGATCGAGATTCGATCGCCAGCCGTCGCCTTTTCTCTCTTCTATGAAGGAAGCCAAGCCAATGTCAGACCATGAAGATGTCCAGCCGGATGCCGATGGCGTGCTCGTGTTCAAGCTCGTGAAAAAGTCCGTTCCCGTGAAGTTCGAGGTCCCCGAAGAAGTGGACGGTACGATCGTCCTCGACGCTGACAACTCGCCCAAGATCGTCGAGATGTCGTGCCGTATCGTCGAACTCGACGGGGCGGGTCGGGATATGTTCTTCACCAAGTCGAGCAAGCGAGCGAACTACGTCGGAGGCAAGCTGCAAGGCGTGAAGTCTTTCGACGGTGTCCAGACCGATCTGCTCGCACTCTGCCTCGTCGACAATTCCACGGGCAAATTTGTGCCCCAGGCGACCATGCAGAAATGGCCGGCCTCTGTCCTCGAGCAGTTGGACAAGGTCGCGAAGAAGCTGTCCCGGCTCGATCCCGAGAAGAAAGCCGATGAAGAGGAAGAGGCAAAAAACTCCTAGCGGGCGAGGAGTTGGAGTGGCTCCTGCTTGCGCATGAGCTAGGGATGAGCTTGCAGCGATGCAAGCAGGAAACGACGTCGACCGACTTTGTGAAGTGGCGTCTTTTCCTCAAGCGTCTCTGGAACATTCCAAGCAGGACCGACCACTACCTTGCCCAGATCGCGTGCGAAGTGGTACGCGGTCGAGCGAAGTATCCCAAGCGTGTGAAAATGGGCGCCTTCATCTTGAAGTTTAAGGACGTCAAGCCCGAAGCCGACTGGTCGAATCTCTCGCCAGAGGAACGTCTCGCACGCTCTAAGGGCGCCTGGTTGCAATCAATGGGCGTCCGTCCCGAGGAGGAAAAATGAGTTCTGCCGCCGAGATCGAGACCATGATTGTCCGCATCCTGGGAGATGCGACTGACTTTGACAAGGTCATGGATGAGTCGGTAAAGCAAATCATCCAAAAGGTCAAGCAGATCGAGAACGAAGCCAACAAGGCGATCGCGTCTCGCAACGCTGTCCTTGCGGAGGGTGCTCGCATTACGGAAGCCGTCGCGACGCCCACGGAACGCTTTGCCGAAGAATCGAAGCGGCTGAACTCCCTCCTTGCTCAAGGTGCAATCACTGGGCAAACGTGGAATCGGGCGATGGCTGCGGCTCGCAGCACGTTGCCGCAGGTTGCCGCAGCCCAGAAAGCAGTCGCGCAAGCGACCGAGCGACACAATGCGGACATGGCACGAGCAACCAGCCTAGTCTCGTCGCTGATGACTCCCACGGAACAGTATCGGAAGAAACTCGCCGAGCTAAACTCCCTCTACCAGCGAGGCTACATTTCGTCCCAGACCTATGCCCGTGGTGTGGCGGCCCTGGGGCGAGAATTCGCGACCGCTCAAAAGTATATGAGCATGGCAGCGAGCCAGCTGCGAAGTGTTGGCGGTCTGATGACTAGCGTCGGTATGCGGATGACTGTGGGCCTTACTGCTCCGCTGACGCTGCTCGGGTCTGTCGCCGTTCGGGAAATGGCGAAGTTTGACAAGACCATGACCGAGTCGATCGCGATCATGGGAAAGGTCAGTACCGAAACACGCGGTCAGATGGAAGCGGCTGCCATCGCGATCGCGAAGATTACCCCGAACGCTCCTGAGGAAGCTGCCCGAGCTTTCTACTTCCTCGCGCAAGCAGGCTACACTGCCGAGCAGTCCATCAAGCAACTACCCATTGTGGCAGATTACGCCACCGCTAGTGCTCAAAGCATGGAGAAGGCTGTCGAGCAGTTGAGCGACGCGCAGAGCATCATGGGCCTGACGTCGAAGGATCCGATCGAGAATATGAAACAAATGGCTCGCGTCGCTGACGTGGTGACTGAGGCTGCCAACCGATCGAAAGCATCCCAAGAGCAGTTCGCGAAAGCCCTCGCGACCAAGTCGGGTTCTGCTCTGCGACTCGTCAATAAGTCGCTCGAGGAAGGTACTGCGATTCTGATGGCTTACGCGGAAGTTGGTATCCGCGGTGAGCTTGCTGGTGAAAAGCTAGACATCATGCTTCGCGAACTTGACCGCGGCGTGCGAACGCACGGCGAGACGTGGAAAAAGCTCGGGATGGACGTCTACGATGCTAGCGGGGCTATGAGGCCAGTTGCTGACATCATCGGAGGTCTTGAGAAGGCCCTGGGACCCATGACGGACGAGCAGCGACAAGCCACGCTCTCGCAATTGGGCTTCCGTTCGCAGTCGAAGGCCGCTGTCCAGGCGTTGTTTGGGCAGTCGCAGGCGATTCGCGACTTTGAAAAGGGCCTTCAATCGGCTGGTGGTGCTGTCAAGCGAATGTCCGATGAGCAGTTGAAGTCCTTTTCCAATCAGTTGAAGATTCTCCAGAACCAACTTATTGTTGTGGCGATGGACATTGGTAAGATCCTTGCGCCTGCGATTATGTGGGTGAACGATCGTATTAAGGAGGGAATCAAATGGTGGGAATCTCTCTCGCTCACGGCAAAGCAAGTCATCGTCGGTATCGCGGCGGTACTTGCGGTGCTCGGTCCGCTTGCCGTGACTTTCGGAACAATCGTTACCGTGGTCGCTGGGTTCGTCGCCTTGCTTGCGAGCATTACGACTGTGGGACTCGCGGTGGCCGTTGGGCTAGCGTCAGTGGCAGCCCAGATCGTCGCTTTCGGAGCGGCCATCGCCTACGCCGTTTATCAAATTGTCGGTGCCGAAGGATTAATGAACATCTGGGAAACGATTACCGCGAAGGTCTATTCGTTCGTTGTCGCGGCTGTCGGATTTCTGATGCATCTAAGCCAGAATATCGAGATCCTTACCACATGGCTTTGGGAGAACTGGTTTAACCTCTTGACTGATCTCGTCAGCTTGTGGGGTATCAGTTTCGCGAGCTTCTACGGCTACGTGGCAGTGGCTCTTGAGACTGCTTTCCGATTGTTCATCGCATGGCAAGGATGGCTCGTCGGGCTCTTCAAGCGTTTGTTCAGCGTCGAATTCTTGCAAGCTGTCTGGAGCGGTATCAAAGCTGCGGGCGAGCTATTCGTGAAGTTTGCTCAAAGCGCGTGGGAGGCTCTGAAGGCAGCCTTCTCGGGTGGTAGCTTCTCGATGGAAGATCTCGCGAAGCAAATGGGCAGTGACTTTGATAAGGGGGCTGCCAATCTGAACTTCCTCGAGACTGCTGCCAACATCATGGGCGAGCAGGCCGGCAAGCTCAAGAATCCTCTAGACACGTTCACGAGCTCCATTGCTGAAGGACCCAAGTTCAATCTGACCATCCCAGGACAGGAGATGGGTCAGAAGCTCGCGGACGGTGTCGTCGACGGGGCGAAGGCAGTCCTCGACAAGGCTCCGCTCAAGGAAGAGGTCAATAAGTTCGTGAGCGAGCTTGCGACCGAGGTCGAAGAACTGACCGCGAAGCTCAAGGAGCAAGTGCTCACCTACGGGATGTCGAGCGAGGAGGCTGACATCTTCAAGCTGGCAACGAAGGGAGCGACGGACGCCCAGCTTGCCGAAGCTCGTGCGTTGTCTGCGACAATCAAAGCCCTTGACGAGGATAAGAAGCTCAAGGAAAAAGCAAAGCAGATCATCGAAAAGTCCTTGACCCCTGCGGAGAAGTTCAATGAGGTCCAGAAGGAATTGGAGCTCATGTTGAAGAAGGGCCACCTCACTGCCGAGCAGTTCCAGAAGGCAATGGCTGACGCTCGCAAGGACTTGAGCAAGGATATTAAGATCAAGGTCAACATGACAGGGCTCGACGCGCTTGAGGCCGGAACGCTCGAGGCTGCTGATCGACTCGCAAAGTATCGCGAGATGATCTACACCGGGCAATTTCACGCTCCCGACATCGGGCCTGCTGCTCGGGTTGCTCCAGCCCCGCAGCCCGTCGCTCCTAACGACCAGAAGCCCATCCCCGTTGAGGACGTGCAAGGGAAGGGCAAGGGAGGAGACGGTGAGGAGAAGTATGAGACGAAGGTCGTTGATCTCCTTACGATCATCGCACGCAACACAAACCCCGACAAAAACACTTTTGCCCCGGCGAACCTATGAGCAGTGCAGTCCTAGGAATGTTGGAATGGGGTCTCGGCCGCAACAAGGAAGGCCATCGAGAGTACACGGCCAAGTGGCTTGTCGAATCGACGGACCCCGACGATGGCCCGCAAACGATTCTGAACACCCCGGGACTTCCCGCGATCGGGTCTCCCTGGGCGTTTGGAAATGATAGTGATGCGTCTGCGCTCTGCTGGCCGGACTGGAAGTTCCAGATGATGACGCCGGGGGAGCCCTGCGTGCTCTGGATCTGCGAGCAGAAGTTTACGACCGAGCCGCTGTCACGCTGCCAGGACACGCAGATCGAG